ACCGGCGAGGATGTCATCGGTATCACGGAGAAGAAAAAGAGCGCCGTGCCCAAGTCGTCCGGGAAGTCCATGGGCAGCGCCGTGACGGACGCCGCCAAGGCCACCATGACCGCCTACGGCGAGAAGCTGGCAAAGCGGGCAAGGGTGGATATGGATGTCGGCAAGCCGGAGTGATCGATCCACCGCAGGAGGCGCAGACGAAAGGAGAACACGGGGGATACCGATGAACTTCGAAGAATGGACAGAAAAAAAGAGGAAGGAAACCCAGGTTTCCTTCCTCACGGAACGACGGATCATTTCAGCAGGCCCCGTTCCTTCAGGATGCGTTTGCTGCGGTCGTAAAAGACAACGCCCCAGATCAGGGCACGCAAGCGATCGGTGGGAGCAATATCCAGTATCGCCTCTTGCAGCAGGCTGAAGGCCGATAATGCGGCCACGGTGCAGAGAACGCAGTACCAGAACAGCATACTGCGGCTGATGGGCTTTTGCTCCCGAAAGGCCAGCAGCATGGGGCCTGTTCCGTAGAGCAGCAGAGAACGCGCCAGCACCCACAGTGACCGTATGATTCCATACATAGGGCAGGCTCCTTTCAAGGCGTTAAGCCGCGCCGCCGCAGGATCGTCAGGCTGCGGTCATAAAAGAAGATGCACCAAAGGGCGGCGCTGGTGGCACTGATGAGCAGCATATCCAGCACATAGAACCTCACCAGGTTGAACACCAGCCAGACCGCAAAGGTATACAGACCGGAGAAGAGCATCCGCTGCTTGCGGCTGATGGGGGTTTTGCGCAAGAAGGCCAGCAGCATGGGGCCTGTTCCGAACAGGAGTGCCGTTTCAATGAGATATACCGGAATCCAAAGCGGGGACTGAAGGAAGGAAAGCATGATACCGGCCTCCTTTCGCGGACTTGCCGCAAATTTTTCTATGATGAAGCGTAGCACGGGCAGCGTCAGGTGTCAAGTGCATCCGCGCAGCCGTGAACCAAGCCCCGGTTGGGGAAGAAAGGAAACACCTATGATCCGCATTCATTACGATTTTGACAGGAATCACCATGATCTGTACATCACCGGTCATGCCGGTTACGCCCCCCGGGGGCAGGACATCGTCTGCGCCGCGGTCAGCGGCATTGCCTGCGCCCTGATGGCGTATGCCAGTGACCTGAAGGCGCTGGAGAAAAAGCTCTGCCGCCCGGGAGAGCTGAAGCTCCGCTGCAGCAGGTCTGATGAGACCGACGTGGCCTTTGACATGGCGATGGAGGGATATCAGTGCATTGCAAGGACTTACCCACAGTATGTGGAGGTCAATACAACACTCTCTGAGGAGAGCGAAGAAGAGGAGTGCATGAAGGACATGTACGACACCAACACCACAGGGAACACCTTTCACCTGCAGCTGTTTGCCGACGGCGCGGAAGGGCTGCAGGCACAGGCGGTTCCCACGGCTGAGACCAACGGCAGAGCCGGAAGCAGCCGCCGGCTCAACACGGGCGAATCCACCGCACAGCCTTCCGCCGCCGGGGAGGCACAGGGAACGGACACAGCGGACAAGCGCAAGGCATTCCGCGCCCTCATCGAGGGCGAGTATAAGGAGCAGTATGCCGAGCTGTTCCAGAACGCCTTCAACCGCCGTTTCAAGGAGGCTAAGACCATGGAGAGCCGTCTGAAGGAACAGCAGCCCGTGCTGGACCTGCTGGCCCGGCGCTACAATGTGCCGTCCGGCGACATGGCACGCCTCCACGCTGCCATTGAGGAGGACGGCAGCTACTGGAAGGCTGCCGCGGAAAAGGCCGGCATGAGCGTGGAGCAGTACCGCCAGTTTGAGAAGCTTCGGGAGGACAGCCGTCAGCTCCAGCAGCTGCGCAGCCGCCAGCAGGCGGGACAGCAGCTGGCCGGCTGGCTCCGGGAGGCGGCAGAGGTGCGTGGCAGATATCCGTCCTTTGACCTCCGGGCCGAGCTGGCAGACGGCCAGTTTCGTAAGCTGCTGCGCTCCGGCGTGGGCGTGGGACAGGCATACGAGCTGCGCCACATGGAGGACATCAAGGCCGCCGCAGCCCGTGCCGCCGCCCAATCTGCCGGTGAGCAGATGGCTGCCCGCATCCAGAGCCGCGGCCTCCGGCCCAGAGAGAACGGCATCTCTCAGCAAAGCGCCGTCATCACCAAAAGCGGCGTGCACAATCTCACACCCGCCCAGCGGAAAGAGATCGCGCGCCGTGTACAGAGAGGGGACAAGATCCGATTCTGAGTCCTCACCAAAATCAGAAAGGGGAAAATTGACCAATATGAAGAACATTTTTGACAACATGACCTTTGACCTGCAGCTGTTTGCAGAGCCCAACACCCAGACCGCCGCAGGCCTCTCCGAGGAGATGCGCGTGTTCTACTCCGACTACCTCATCGACAACGCCGTGCCCAGACTGGTCCATGATCAGTTTGGTCAGAAGCATCCCATCCCTCAGGGCGGCGGCAAGACCATCGAGTTCCGCAAGTACAGCCACCTGCCCAAGCTGACCACCCCCCTCACCGAGGGCGTCACCCCCGACGGCCAGAGCCTCACCGTCAGCACCGTCACCGGCACGGTGGCACAGTACGGCGGCTATGTGACTCTCAGCGATGTGCTGCTGCTCACCGCCGTGGATAACAATCTGATGCAGGCCACCAAGCTGCTGGGCGCACAGGCCGGCGCTACCCTGGACACCATCACCCGCGAGGTGCTGGTGGGCGGCACCAACGTCATCTACTCCGGCGGCGTGTCCGGCCGCAGCGCCCTCACTGCCGCCCACACCCTCACCGTGGATGACATCATGAAGGCCGTCCGCGTGCTGAAGAACCAGAACGCAGAGAAGATCAACGGCAGCTACATCGCCATCATCCATCCCGATGTGGCCTACGACCTGATGCACGACGAGATGTGGGAGTCTGTCAAGACCTACGCCGACCCCGCCGACTGGTACGAGGGTGAGATCGGCCGCATCGCAGGCTGTCGCTTCGTGGAGACCACCGAGGCCAAGATCTGGGCGGGCGCAGGTGCAAACGGTCAGGCAGTCTATGCCACGCTGGTGCTGGGCGACAACGCCTATGGCATCACCGAGATCGAGGGCGGCGGCCTGCAGCACATCGTCAAGCAGGTGGGCAGCGCCGGCACCTCCGACCCCATCAACCAGCGCGCTTCCATCGGCTGGAAGGCAACCCGCGCCGCTGAGCGTCTGGTGGAGCAGTTTATGGTGCGTATCGAGTCCGGCTGCAGCTTCAATCCCAGCGAGGGCAACTAACGAAAGGCGGTGAACGGTATGGCAGAAAAAAGAAAACAGGAACTGACAGAGCTGCGCAGTGAGATGGAGAAGCTGCTGGCAGAGGCCAGAGCAGAAGCCGCCGCCCTTATCGAAAACGCCAAGGCGGAGGCCGCCCGCATCGCGGCAGAGGCCAAGGGCGCCCCTGCCGGCATGACCGAGGCCGAGCGCGCCGCCTATGAGGCGTATATGAACGAGGAGGTGGAGGTGAAGCTCTTCCGAGACAACGACAAGTACAAGGACCCCGTGTTCGTGGGCTGCAACGGCGAGACCATCGCCATCCAGAGAGGCGAGCGAGTGAAGATCCGCCGTAAGTTCGCCGAAATTCTGGAGAGCAGCGACCGTCAGGACGCCCAGACCGGTATGCTGATCCGCCGCAGGACGGCGGAGTTTACCGGCGGTGAGCTGTAAGCATGGACAAGCTCATCGAGGTACGGGTCAGCGGCAGCCATCTCCTCTGTGACAGCCGTACCGCCGGTGTGCAGGGCGAGGCCAACGCCGTCGCCCTGCGCATCTCCTTCGACGAAGGCTGGGACGGCATGGCCAAGACCGTGGTCTGGTGGAACGCCAAGGGTGAAAACGAGACAAAGCGTATTCTGACGGCGGACCAGCTGGAGGACATCACCGCCGCCGGCCGGGTGTATCTGACGCCCATCCCCGGCGAAGCCATGACGGCGGCAGGCAAGTGCCGTTTTGCCATCGACGGCTATGTGGCGGGCATGCGCCGGCGCAGCGTTTACGGTGAGCTGCTGGTGCGCCCCTCCGGCAGTGCCGCGGACAGCACCGTTACCGAGCCCACCCCCTCTCAGGCGGAGCAGCTCCAGACCCAGATCGACGTGCTGCAGGAGGAGCTGGAAACCAGAGCGGTGCGGGCGGAGACCGCTGCCGTCGCCGCAAAGGACAGTCAGGACGCCGCAAAAGCCTCCGAGGAGGCGGCGGACTACGAGGCACTGCTGGCCAAAAGCTACGCCGTAGGCGGCACCGGCCTGCGGGAGTTTGAGGATCAGGACAACGCCCGGTATTACGCTGAGGAGGCGGAACGCATTGCCGTGGGCGGCTTTGCCACGCAGGTCTACGTCCAGCAGGAGATCACAGCGGCTTTCGACTGCGGTAAATTTTAAGGAGGGCTGACCATGGCAGACACCATCCGGCTGCGGGCCGGAAGGAAAAGCAATATGCCGGTGCTGCAGGACCGGGAGGCTGCATACGTCAGGGACGAGGAAGCCCTGTACATCGGCACGCCGGAGGGGAACGTCAAGGTGAGCGGAAAGGCCCGTGCCGACGAGGTGACCTTTGCAGACGGTGAGACGTTCCAGCAGAAGCATGACACCGGAAAGCTGACCGGCCCGCAGGGGCCGGTCGGCGCCAAGGGTGAGAAAGGTGACCCTGGCGAGAAGGGTGACCCCGGTGCCGCTGGGGCCAGTCCTCAGGTGAGCGTTACCCGAGAGGGGGATGCGGTCACTATCACCGTCACCGATGCCCAGGGCGTCCATACCGCCGTCATCCGTGATGGCGCAGATGTGGGCGACATCGATTGCGGAACGTTTTGAAAGGAGTGAGAAAATGGCAAGAATATTTCAGATCAAGCGGGGGTTGAGGGCCAACCTGCCCACACTGGCACAGGGCGAGTTCGCCATGACCACCGACAGCGGCGCCGAGGTACTGTGGCTGGGTACCGGCAGCCAGAATAAGAAGCTCCCGCTGGATCCCACGGCTGCGGATGTGGGAGCTGTCAGCAAGAGCGGTGATACCATGACGGGTGACCTGCTTTTTGGCGGCGGCTATGGCCGTGTAGCCTCTACGAGTTCGGTGTTTCAACTGGAAAGCAGAGCGAA